TACCTTATTTTCCACAACCAGAAATTCGTATGATGTTATCTGGATTTGCTGCAAGAGAAGCATTACACATTGCTGCATATTCTCATCTAATTGAAACATTGGGAATGCCAGAGTCTACATACAGCGAGTTTCTTGAATATCAAGAAATGAGAGATAAACACGATTATGTTACCGAACTCAGTTCGAAGAATGGTACTCTTGAGTCAACTGCGACGCACATCGCAGTTTTCTCTGCTTTTACAGAGGGTATGCAGCTTTTTAGTTCTTTTATTATGTTGCTTAATTTCCCTCGTCATGGTATTATGAAAGGAATGGGACAGATCGTTACTTGGTCTATTGTTGACGAAACAATGCACGCTGAGTCAATGATTAAACTATTCAAAGAATATATTAAAGAAAACCCAGAAATCTGGGGTGATGATTTAAAATCTAAAATCTATACAATCGCTGAAAAGATGGTACAGTTAGAAGATAAGTTTATTGATTTATCTTTTAATGGTACACACATGCGTGACCTAGAACCAGCAGATGTTAAACAGTATATTCGTTACATCGCAGTTCGTCGTCTAATCTCACTTGGCATGAAAGGTATCTTTAAAGTTAAAAAGAATCCACTGCCATGGGTAGAAGAAATGATCAATGCTCCAGTTCATGGAAACTTTTTTGAAAATCGTGTGACTGATTATGCCAAAGGTGCATTAACAGGAACATGGGAAGATGTATGGGCTAAAGCAGCATAATGGCACATATTGTTGCGAACCTTCCACCTGTGAAATGTTTTGTTCGCAAGGAGTTTCTCTATGACTTTGAAAAAGGTCATGGAGAACTAGAAAACTGTTGGTGGATAAGTATCAAGTCATTAAGAGGACAAGCGTTTCGTATTGAATCATATCTCAATGACTATGGTGCATTGTATGATAAATTACCATTACATGCATATTGTTGGAAACCAATTGAAGGTACTCCACTACCATTAGATTATCTACAATTGTGGGATTGTCTTTCTTATGACATCACTGTGATTAAGAAAGCACAACTACAATCCATGCGTTGTAAGTTTAAACTTAAAAACGGAGAGTGGATGTATGGTACTTATCTATTTACTGTGGATTCTGCTTCTCCTGATTTTAATATTCTTGATACTGGATTTAGTGAGGATACCGAAGACCATAAGTCTTATAACTTTATTCAGTGCGACAATGGTCAGTTTGCTGCTCAGCCAAATAATCGTCTTATTATATTAGAACCAAGCAGCAATCCAAAACAACTAAAGATGCCTGACTTTAAGGTAGCAACCAAACGATGGTCTGTTGAGACAGATGCTAAGTGGTCGCTTGGTGATACTGATACAGTCATGTACGAAAGAAAAAATGATTGAACTAATATATTTGTTGATTATGACACACATAACAATTGTGTGCGTGACTTTATATTTGCATAGAGGACAGACACATAGAGGTATTGAGTTTCATCCAGCATTATCACACTTCATGCGTTTCTGGTTATGGCTTACAACTGGTATGGTTACCAAACAATGGGTAGCTATACATCGCAAGCATCATAGATTTATTGATACTGAAGGCGACCCACATAGTCCAAAATTATTCGGCATTAAGAATATTTTATTTGGTGGTGTTTACTATTACTACAAAGCAGCACAAGATGCTCGTATGATAGTTGAGTATGGTGCTGGCACACCAAATGACTGGATGGAAAGAAAATTCTACACAAAGCATCATTTTTGGGGTGTATTTTTATTACTAGCAATAAACATAATCTTATTCGGTTGGATTGGATTACTGTTGTGGTTGATACAAATTGTATGGATACCATTTTGGGCAGCAGGTGTTATAAATGGTCTTGCTCATTGGTGGGGATATCGTAACACTGACAATGGAGATAGTTCTACAAATCTATTTCCATTCGCATTTTGGATTGGTGGTGAAGAATTACATAATAATCATCACGCTGAACCAGCCAATCCTAAATTAAGCAGAAAGTGGTGGGAGTTTGATATTGGTTGGATGTGGTTTAAGATTTTCAATAAATTTGGATTAGCGTGGGAGAGAAAAAATGGCATACAGTGATAAAGTCATTGATCATTATGAAAATCCACGAAATGTAGGAACACTTGATAAAAACGATCCAAATGTTGGCACTGGTATGGTAGGTGCACCAGCATGTGGCGATGTAATGAAATTACAGATAAAGGTGAATGATAATGGCATTATCGAAGATGCAAAGTTCAAAACTTATGGGTGCGGTTCAGCGATTGCTTCTTCCTCGCTCGTTACGGAGTGGGTCAAGGGTAAAACGCTGGAGCAAGCTGGACAGATTAAGAATTCAGAGATCGCAGAGGAACTCGCACTTCCTCCAGTTAAGATCCATTGCTCGATACTTGCGGAAGATGCAATAAGAGCAGCAATCAATGATTACAGAGGAAAATATGATAAACATAACTGCGAATGCAGCTGAACAAATCACAGATATTTGTAATGAAGAAAAGGTTAAGTATGTTCGAGCATTTATACAGGGTGGTGGGTGTTCTGGTTTTAACTATGGTTTTACCATGGAAGAAGAAAAAGGTGAAGACGACTTCGAAGTCACAGAAAATTTAATTGTAGATTCTATGAGTATGCAATATTTTTCTGGTGCTACAATTGATTATGTTTCTGATAGATTAAAAGGTTCACAATTTGTAATAACTAACCCAAACGCAAAAACTACATGCGGTTGTGGTAGTTCATTTTCAGTTTAGGTAAAATATGACAACTAAATACTTTGAGTGTAATGAATGTGGAGCAAGAGGAAAGATTGTCCTTAAAGGAGATGACCACAGCACGGAAGATTTGGTTTATTGCCCAGTCTGCTCTGCTGATATCTATGAAGAGGAGGATCTTGATGATGACGAATGACTTGGTATTATCAAAACAATCCTGTAGAGGAATTGCCTGACGACTGTATTGGTTTTGTTTATTTAATTACGAACAAAGCCACTAGTCGCAAATATGTAGGTAAAAAATTATCTAAATTTTCTAAAACTACCTACAAAACAATCAAACAGAAAAACGGAACTAAGAAAAAGAAAAAGATCCGTAGCAAAATCGACTCTGACTGGCAAGAGTATTATGGTTCGAGTATAGAACTAAATAAAGATGTAGAATCACTGGGGAAAGATAACTTCACCAGAGAAATTCTATTCTTTTGTAAATCTAAAGCAGAATGTTCATACATAGAAGCACGAGAACAGTTTGCACGAAAGGTATTAGAGAGTACCGAATACTATAACAATAACATTATGTGTAGAATTCATGGCTCTCATATTTTAAACAAACTATGACATACTTACTATTCGCAGTTGCACTATCACTTTCAGCCATCGCTGCATATTATGCAGTTGCTGGTTTGATTGCTATTTTTGCTGCAGCTGTGGTTCCGATTGCAATTATGGGTTCGTTACTAGAAGTTTCGAAACTCGTAGTAGCATCATGGCTTTATAGAAACTGGAAAGAAATTCCTAAACTACTAAAGTCATATTTCACCGTAGCCCTCGTTGTATTGATGTTATTAACTTCAATGGGCATTTTCGGATTCTTATCAAAAGCACATTTAGACCAAGCAATTCCTACAGGAGATGTTCAATCTAAATTAGCATTGATTGATGAGAAAATCAAAACAGAAAAGGAGAACATTAATGCAAGTCGTAAAGAACTTTCTCAACTCGATGCTCAAGTTGATCAAACCATCAGCAGAACCACAGACGCAGGTGGAGCAGAACGAGCCATCCAAATCAGAAGAAACCAACAAAAAGATAGAAACAGAATCCTCAACGAAATCGGTGCAGCGCAAGCCAAAATCGCAAAACTCAACGAAGAGCGTGCACCAATCGCCAGCGAAGTCAGGAAAGTCGAAGCAGAAGTAGGACCAATTAAATACATTGCTGCATTGATATATGGTGACAGTGCTGATACTGACATATTAGAAAAAGCAGTTAGGTTTGTCACCATATTGATTGTGCTTGTATTTGATCCACTAGCAGTTTTGATGCTAGTTGCAGCAAACTGGCAATTAAGAAAAGATAAAGGTACTCTAGAATTAGCACCTGTATCAGAGAAGATCTGGGATAAGTTTTTTAAGAAAGAACCAGCAAATGACTTTCCAGAGAAAGAATCAGAAATAAAACATATTGTTATAGAAGACAGTATACAGTTCGAAGATAAAATTGAACAAAAAGAACAAGAATCTGAGTTACCAGAAATACAAGTAGATGAACACAATAAAGACTGGGAACCAACCTTGTATGAAAGAAAACAAGTTAAGAAAATAGAGTATGATTCTGCAGGTAGAAGAATCACACCTGTAACAGAAGAAGAACTAAATCCTCCAACTAAAACACAGTCCTTTTTAAATAAAGTACAAGAAGTGTTTTCATCTCCTAGTGTAAAAACTATCGAAAAAGAAGTAGACGACTTACAAAAGAAATAAACATTAGTTCCTAAATAAGTTAGAGTGAAAGTAGTATACTTATTATTACCGTATAACTAATAAAGGTTTAAAATGAACAAAAAGATCGCTACAGCGGTGCTTTTTGTCATGGTTTTGTCTCCTGCAATGGCTGATCCCATTGTAACTGATTCGACTAGTAGAAGCACAACAGAATCTACTTCAAATAGCACAACAACAGTAAAATCTCCACCTCCAACAGCAGTGGCTCCAGCAGTCACAGTTATTAACTCAGATGTCTGCGCTGTAGGTGTATCTGGTGCAGCACAAACTCAAATTCTTGGTATCTCCTTTGGAGCAACGATGGTTGACAAGAATTGCTAAAGATTAAAATTAGCTCGTTCCATGTATGACATGGGTATGAAAGTTGCAGCAGTTGCTACATTATGCCAAGACGAGAGAGTATTCACAGCAATGATGAATGCTGGAACTCCATGTCCAGTTGATGGTAAAATTGGCGAACAAGCTAAAGCAATCTGGGAAAATAATCCAGAAAGAATCCCACAAAAAGTCAAGAGTAAAGACTAAATGAGATTCTGGGGTTTGTTATTTTTAGTAGTTGCATTGGTGGCATTCACACCAAGAGCTAAAGCACAAATACAAATTCCAGGAACAGATTTCACATTGACACCAGTCAATGGTGGAACAGGTGGTCTAGTATCAGTACCAATTCCAGGTGGTTCTGGTTTGTCTGTCACAGTCGGCACTGGATCAGCTGCAATTCCATTACAGGACATCCGTAATAATCCTAATGCTGTAAATATTTCAACATGGGATGATTGGTATAATGAAGTCCCACTAGGATTTACATTCCCATTCTATGGACAAAACTTTACTACATCATGGGCAATGACTAATGGTCTAGTTACATTTCAAAATCCATCAACATCTGGA